CAGAATCAACTAGCCCATCACCTTAGAATATCTACAAAGCGATTCGAAACAGACCTACACAATGCTAAAAAGCGACTCCAAGACCAACTCGACAAGAAAACCAAATCTAAGGACTATGCGGATATGCTCAAGGTGTCAGGAGAGAAAGACAACCGAGAATGGGATTTTCGAAATCTACAACAATGGGATTAATGAACGATTTATTTGTTTTCATTGTAGAAAGCCTAAAAATGTTTTATAATTTGCTTGGGTCATTGCACCCAGAATTTAGTGATTCTTCTTTATAGCCCTAGCAATAGGGCTTTTTTTTGGGTGCGATATGAAAGAAAAAGGTATGTCAATAATGATCGGTCTGTTAGGCAAAGAGCCTAAGATGGCTGAGAAGTCCGAGGGCGGTCTATTAGAGTCCGATACCGAGTCTTGCCCACTCTCGACAGTTGATGCCGATATTAACAAAGGCAACAAGAAAAAGGCTATCTTGACCGCCAACTATGGTGCGCGTAAGGATGGCGAAGGTAAATGTAAAGCCTGCGAATACTATATGCAAGGCGAAGAAATGACCAAGTGCGGAGTTGGTAAAGGCATGGGTCATTGTGCTATATTCGACTTTGTATGTGCCGATGAGAATGGCTGTCAGGCTTGGGAAGCTGTCGGTGAGGAAGAAGAATACGAGGAGGAAGAATGAAACAGGGTCTCTACAGTAATATCGCAGCAAAGAGAAAACGGATAAAAGAAGGATCAGGCGAGAAGATGAATAAGCCTGGTAGCAAAGCAGCACCTTCCGCAGCAGACTTTAAACAAGCAGCTAAAACTGCTAAACCTTACAAAAAGAAATCTTGAGATTAGGGATAATAATCCCATATAGAGACAGAGAGGCGCATCTAACCAAGATGCTCCCTCATACAGTCTCATTTTTTCGTAGAAATACCGACATAGAACCATTGTTTGTTCTAGCCGAACAAGACGATGATCTACCTTTCAACAAAGGCGCAATACTCAATCATGCTTACGCAGCTTGTGCAGGCATGATCGATTATGTGTGTTTTAACGATGTAGACTATATGCCAATGTGGGCAGACTACAGCGAACCTAGCCTACCAAGCAGAATAGTCTGGTATGGACTGGATAAACGACCAGTAGGACATGGTACAGACAGAGCAGTAATCGCGCAACGCTACGGATTAGCAGCAGTTGCAGTCATGCGTAAGTGGCATTTTGAAGCCTGTAACGGATACTCCAATACTTATTGGGGATGGGGCTACGAGGACACAGACCTTGCTAAAAGGCTCGAATCAGTCGGGATACCCCTAGGGTACAAAGATGGTACTTTTATCGCCCTAGATCACGATTCTAACGGCTACGATGCCAACGGAGAGTCCGAGGCAAGCAAGGCAAACGCAGAACGATTTAAGCATAGGGTTTACCCTGATATGGTAGATGGACTTAGTACACTAGGTGCTACAGTTGTTTCTATAGAACAACATATCGCAAGAGGCATGGCAGATGGAGAAGAAGCACCTTTGTTATGGTGCAAATATAACCTAGAGGATCTCTATGAACAAGGCACAAAAGAAAATCGGTAAAGTAATGGGCGAGTACAAAGAAGGAAAGCTACATTCTGGCAAGGGCGGTAAAGTTGTTAAGAATCCCAAGCAAGCCATCGCTATTGCTATGTCAGAAGCCGGTAAGTCTATGCGAGTCAAGAAGTGAAAATCCGAGAGGCTGCTGGAGTATTAGAAAGAATCGGTGTAGCGGGATTTAATAAACCCAAAAGAACACCAAACCACCCTACTAAAAGCCATGTAGTCGTAGCAAAAGAAGGCGATAAGGTAAAGACCATCCGTTTTGGTCAGCAAGGAATGACAGGTAGCCCACCAAGAGAAGGTGAGTCGCAAGCAGACAAGGCAAGAAGAAAGTCATTTAAGGCAAGACACGCTAAGAACATAGCCAAGGGCAAAATGAGTGCAGCGTTTTGGGCTGACAAAGTTAAGTGGTAATAAATAAAGGATAGATATGGCAAGCCTGTTAGACCTGGAACTAGGAACACAGTTTGTTCCCACAGAAAGGTCTGTAAATCCCTTGTTGGATTTAGGCAGGTCTGTAGCAAGAGGTGTTCCACAAGCAGTTACTGGATTTGTAGATTTAGCAGCATTGCCATTTACTTTATCTGGTTTACTAGATCCTAATAATGTAGTAGGATCTACAGATTACCTTACTGCTAGAGGGTTTTTGCCACAACCATCTCAGAATCTGCTTGGTCAGACTACTGAGTTGTTATCGTCTGCCGTTACTCCTGCTGGAGTCGCAAAGACTTTTACAACATTGGCAAAACCTCCAGTATTAACAAAATTTGGACAATCTGTAGAAGCACCAACAGGAATATTAAATGAAAAGCCAGCCTTCACAACCAAAGAATCAGGTGGAATCCTCGAAGTCGAGCCTACAGGATCTCAGGGAATCTCACAGCAAACTTTTGGAACAGTTCCGGCAGAAGGGATATATCCTGGAACAGCTATCTCCACTAGAGGAGTCGGACAGTCTGTATATGGCATTGACGAACAAGAGGCGAACAGGCAAGTTCAATCTCTCTTAACAAATCCAGAGACAAACAGAGCTTTTCAATTAGCATCAACAATAACCCAGACACAAGGTAGGGCATACAATCCTTTAATTGATATTCCTGCAAGTAGCCTAGCAAAACAGTCTGGTATTGGTAGAACATATCAAATTGCAGCAGAAATGCCTCAGAATTATCCTAAAGATCAAGTATTTCAGAGTTATCTTGCTGATCCAGAATATGCGCCTATTATTAAACAATTAGGCATTAACAATTATGATGACCTTGTAGAAGCATCATATAAGCAGTTAGAAAAAGAAACACAAGAGCAATTCAAGTCTTTGCCTGTCAAGATGTCATTCCATGAAGGGAATCTAAATTACAATGATTCTCAAGAAATGTTAAGAGACATCATTGGACACAACCATCTCACAGTATTTAGAGGTGGTGATAAGCATGAATTTTTAAATAAAGTAGACAAAACTACAGGACTAAATAGCAACGAGCAGTTTAGGGCTGTACACGATTATTTTGGTCATGCAGTACGAGGTAATCCATTCGGAGCTAAAGGCGAAGAAATAGCCTGGGCATCCCATGAGCAGATGTATAGTCCATTGGCAAAAATTGCCATGACATCTGAAACAAGAGGTCAAAACTCCTTTGTAAACTATACCCCTGTTAATGCAGAGCTTTATTCTCAGATGGAGGATTTAAGAAAGCTGCAACAGGAAGCAAAAGCAAGAGGCGATGCAGACTCCATTAAATTCTTAGCCGATGAGCTAAAGAAAAAAGGCGATATGTGGGGATATGCTAAACAAGCAGCAGTCCTATTGCCAGCAGAATATACAAAACCACAGTTTGCCGGTGGTATGCCAGATTATTTAATAAACGCTGTAGAACCTAAATTTGGTGTAGAAGAAACTCTTACACACTTTAGCAACAAGCCTGATTTAGATGTGCTAGATCCTACAAAATATGGGTCTGGCATCAAAGGACAAGAAGCAAGAAGGTTAGCTGAAACCATAAACCCTGTAACTGGCAGATCATATGCTTATAGAGGCGCAACAGAACAAGTAACACCAGAGCCAGGATTGGGTCGCTATCCGTATCAGATTCAAGTACCTGGACTATACGATATTACAAAAGATCCAGAGCAATTAGGACTTTTAGCAGCAACAAGAAATACTACAAGTTTTTTATCGCCATACAACAAGGGTTTATTAGATCCGCAACAGAGTTTGACAGACCTAGAAAGATTAACAAGAGAATATGGCTACAGAGGGCTATTAGACCCTACTAAAGCCATATTGTTTAATCCGACTGCAATTCGATAGCAGATAGTTCAGAATCTACATAGTGCTTGGCAATTTCATGCCAGTTTACAGTTCTGATTGCTGAGTTGATGATGTCGGCATAAAAGCCAGATTCTATATCTGGTGCAACATCAAGAAATAAGTTTTTAATGTAGTCAGCAACATGACAAGTAATATCGTCTGGGTCATCGTAGCTGCCAAACAAATCAGAAGTATGAAGTGCAATTGTTTCGGATAACCGCCAATCATTGTCAATCCAAAGATTAGCGTTCCAAGTTTCATAATTAGACCAACCATAATATTTACTCATTTGATTCTCCTTTTAAGTGAGTTTGTAGAATATCAGAAAGTTCTACATTTGTATATCACAAATCTGTTGTAGAATAGCAACATCATCAACCATCAACCCTTAGGGAATGGAATGGAAAACTCTACAGAAAACAATAATCTACAAGTTGAGCCAACTAATAAAGGTGGCGCACCTACAGGCAACCAGAATGGTAAGAAGGGAAAACTCTTTTACGATGCACTAAGAGTAGCCCTAGTACAAGAGGATCGAAAGAAACTCAGGAACATTACCGAGAAGTTAGTCAAGTCAGCAGAAGCCGGAGAGCCTTGGGCAATCAAGGAAGTCATGGACAGGATAGATGGTAAGCCTGTTAACACTACCGAACTAAGCAATGCAGAAGGTGGCATCTTTAAGATGGTGGTAGCTTGGGAGAAGTAGAGTACGCAGACGATGAGGTAAAACGAGTCGTTATCCCTTACAAGCCAAGAGAACCTCAGTTACAGATCCATGAGGCGATGGAGAATAATCGTTTCGTAGTGGTAGTGGCACACAGGCGCATGGGTAAGACAGTACAGGCTCTAAACGCGCTGATTAAAGCAGCGATGGAGAACGATAAGCCTAACCCTAGGTATGCGTATATCGCGCCGACATATAGCCAGGCAAAGAGAGTAGCTTGGGATTACCTTACAAACTTCTGTAGACCATTGGATGCAACAGCCAATATTGCGGAATTAAGAGTAGATTTTTACGGAAGGAGAATCCAGCTTTATGGCTCGGATAACCCAGACTCTTTGCGCGGACAATATTTCGACTCTGTAGTGCTAGACGAAATTGGCGATCAGAATCCTAAGATTTGGAACGAGATCATTAGACCGGCTCTTGCAGACAGAAAAGGGTCGTGCTTGTTTATCGGCACACCCAAGGGAAACAACCACTTCAAAGACTTGTTCGACAGAGCAGGCAAAGAAGAAGGATGGAGTGCATTACAGTTTAAGGCAAGCGAAACAAAGCTGCTAGATGAACAAGAGTTATGGTCTGCCAGAAAAGAAATGGGAGACGATAAGTACAATCAAGAGTTTGAGTGTAGTTTTAATGCAGCAGTAGAGGGGAGTTACTATGGAAAACTCATCAACGACCTCGAAGAAAAAGGTAGACTTTGCGACATTACGAGAGATGATCTCTGTAGAACTTATGTGGCTTGGGATTTGGGTATGGGTGATAGCACAGCGTTGTGGGTGGCACAAGCAACAGGACAAGAAGTAAGACTCCTAGACTATGTAGAAAATCATGGTCAAGGACTTGATTGGTATGTTAACTGGCTAAAAGACAATAAGTGGGAGAAAGCAGAACAACTCCTACCACACGATGTAGAAGTAAGAGAACTAGGCACAGGCAAGAGCAGATTGGAAGTGTTGAGAGAAGCTGGACTAGATGTTCGGGTTCTGCCAAGACTTTCTGTAGATGATGGTATTCAGGCAGTTCGTAGACTCTTACCGAAATGTTGGTTCAATATGCCACAGGTAAAGCAAGGGCTAGACTGCCTTAGGAACTATAGGCGCGATTACGATGAAAAGCGTAATGTCTTTTTTGACAAGCCAATGCACGACTGGGCAAGTCATGGAAGCGACAGCTTTCGTTATTTAGCATTAGGAATGGAACAAAACACTACTTGGTCGCAACCGATAACAGTAAAAACTTCATGGATCGTATAAATGGATGAACAAAAACTAAAGGTCATTCTCGAAGCAGAGATAGACGATTCTATCGGCTATGTAGAGACCGAAACAGTAGAGCAACGCACAAAGGCGATCAACTACTACAATCGTTACGAGTATGGCAACGAGGTAGATGGTCGTTCTAAGATCGTAACAGGCGAAGTAGCCGAGGTCGTAGATGGTGCTTTACCTCAGTTAATGCGTATCTTTGCTGGATCAGACGAATTAGGTCGGTTTGAGCCAAGGATGCCAGGAGACGAGGAGTTCGCCAAGCAAGCTACTGAACTGACAAACTATGTGTTCTTTAGCGATAACGATGGTGTCATCATCCTACATAACTGGATGAAGGATGCACTTTTACAGAAGAATGGAATCGTTAAGTATTGGTGGGAGGATAGCGAAGATCCTACCAAGGAAGAATACAAAGGTCTGAACGCAGAAGAACTAACACTTCTGTTTGCTGATGGCGAGATGGAGTTAATCAGCCAAGAGACCGAGGAAGTCGGCATAGACCCAATGGGTATGCCTATCCTTTCATACAATGTAGTTATCAAGAAGAAAAAAGAAGTCGGTAAGGTCTGTGTAGAGAATGTGCCACCAGAGGAGTTCTTAATCGCCAAGCGCGATAAGAGCATCAAGAACGCACGATTTGTCGCACATCGCACAGTTAAGACTCGTTCAGACTTAATCGCTATGGGCTATCCACAAGACAAAGTGGACAAGATGCCAGCGTACAACGACCTTACTTACACTCCTGAAAGAGTGGCAAGGTACAGCGCAGGCGAGATGCCAGACGAGACACAAAGCCTAGACTTTACGATGCAAGAAGTAGAGTTGTTCGAGTGCTATATTCGTACCGACTTTGATGGTGATGGGATTGCAGAACTCCGCAAGGTAGTCTATGCAGGCGATCAAATTATTGACAACGAGGAAACAGATCACATTCCTTTTGCAAGCATCTGCCCGATTCCTATGCCACACAAGTTCTTTGGTCAGAGTCTAGCCGACAGAGCAATGGACATACAGCTTATCAAGTCTACGATTACTCGTCAGATCCTAGATAACCTGTACCTAACCAATATGCCTAGGGTTACAGCCCTAGACGGACAAGTAAACCTAGATGACCTACTAACCTCATCGCCTGGCGGTGTAGTGCGGATTAAGTCTCAAGGTGCGGTTCAGCCATTATCTGTACCGGCAACAGCATCACAGTCGTTCCCAATGCTTGATTACATGGATCAGGTATTGCAGAAGCGTTCAGGTGTTACGCAGACAAGCCAAGGCATAGATCCTAACATTCTACAAAACACCACAGCCACAGCGATTGCAATGATGCAACAAGCAGGCTCTGGCAAACTTGAGATGATTGCTAGAATCTTTGCCGATACAGGTGTAAAAGACTTATTCGCAGGCATATTCCACTTGATCCTAAAGTATCAGGACAAGCCAAGGGTCATTCGTTTACGAGGCAAGTATGTCTCTATCGACCCAAGAGAGTGGAAGAACAACTACGATGTAACAGTTAATGTTGGTCTAGGCACAGGTAGCCAAGATCAAAAGATGGCTATGGCAGCAATGGTCATGCAGAAACAAGAGCAGATTCTGACAACCCAAGGCTTTGCTAATCCGTTAGTCAGCGTAGGTCAGTATCGCAACACACTTGGTAAGTTTATCGAGGCAGCAGGGTACAAAGACTCGATGGAGTTCTTTAAAGAGATTCCACCAGAGCTAGACCAACAGTTGTCTCAGCCACAGCCACAGCAACAACAGCCTAACCCTGCGTTAGATATGATGATGCAACAGGCACAGGCACAGATCGAAACAGACAGAGCCAAAGCCATTAACGACATCGAAATCGCTAAAGCAAAAGCAGCAGCCTCTATCCAACTCGAAAGAGAGAAGGCAGCAGCTAACCTAGAACTCAAGACAGCAGAGTTCCAAGCAGAAGCCCAATTGAAGGCAGCACAAATCGGGGCTAAAATTAGCGGAGATGTCAGGATACCTGGATGAACAAAGTAGATAGAGCTAAAACATTATTAGGTGATGAGTTTTTCCAAGAGTTGTTACAGGCTCAGAAAGACTCATTCAAGTCGTATATCTTTAGTTCTGCCGAGCATGATGTAGAAGGCAGAGAGAAAGCCTTAGTAAAACTAAAGGCACTAGAGGAATTTGAAGCATCTATTCAATCAATCGCACACAATGGCGAAATTGAAAAGAAGCGTGTAAAGGTTTTTTAACAACCATAGAGGTCGAAAATGAGTGAAAACACCAACCCACAAGGGAGTGTAGACAATTCTGTATCAGGTGCAGCTAATGCATTTATGTCTTTTCTTGAACCACAAGCGGAGGAGGCGCAAGCCCAACCAGAACCTAGTGAGGCAGAGTATTCTGCCGAGTCCGAGGAGCAAGATGTAAGTGCAGAAGAAGCTGAAAGCCAAGAAGAAGAAGTAGAGGAACTCCCCAAATACCGAGTTAAAGTCTCTGGTGAAGAAGTGGAAGTTAGCCTTGATGAACTTTTGAATGGTTACAGTAGGACTGCCGATTATCAGAAGAAAACTCAATCTTTAGCGGAACAACGAAAGGCTGTAGAGGCTGATCGAGTAAAGATTGATGAAGCAGCAAAGACCAGAGAAACCTATGCCCAACGACTCCAAGTCATTGAACAATTGTTACAGCAACAAGATCAAAGCCAAGACCTAGCATCACTCAAGGCAGAAGATCCGATTGCTTACGCAGTTGCAATGGGAGAGAAGATGGAACGAGATAAGCAGTTGCAAGCGGTGCAGATGGAAAGACAGCGAGTTCAACAAGAACAGCAGTCCCACCAACAAGCACAATTGCAAAAGCATATCCAAGCAGAGCAGGCAAAACTTGTAGAGGCTATCCCAGAGTTTAAAGACGATGTGAAAGCCGAAGTAATCCGTAGAGACATACGCAATTATGCAAAGGCTCAAGGATTCTCAGATCAAGAGTTGTCTCAGGTTTACGATAGTCGCGCTGTACTCATGATCTATAAAGCAGCACAGTACGATAAGTTGATGGCAAACAAGGGTGTTACTTCTAAGAAAGTAGCTACTGCTCCTAAGACTATTCGACCAGGAACTTCTAATCCGCAGAGTTCTGATAATGAAGCATTAAAAAAAGAAAGAGCTGCATTACGCCAATCTGGCAATAAAAAGGATGCAGTTCGTTTATTTGAACGATTTTTATAAAGGAATTTAATCATGGCAGCATATGATCGCTATACCGCTATTGGTGCGCGTGAGGACTTAACCGATGTTATTTATGACATCAGCCCTACCGACACCCCAATCATGTCGTCTATTGGCAAAACCAAAGCGACTTCCGTTAATCACGAATGGCAGACTGATGCCCTCGCAGCAGCTACCACTTCCAACGCATTAGTTGAAGGTGCAAGTGCTTCTGAGGCAACAATCACCCCAACCACACGCCTTGGCAACCTTACACAGATCGTTGGTAAGACTGTTATGGTTTCTGGTACTCTCTTGGCTTCTGACCTTGCTGGTCGTAAGTCTGAGATGGCTTACCAGTTGGCTAAGGCTTCTGCTGAGATCAAGCGTGATATTGAGACAATCATTACCGCTAACCAAGCTCAAGCAGCAGGTACATCTGGCTCTGTAGCTCGTAAGATGAGTTCGTTGTTGTCTTACATCAAGACAAACACCAACAAGTCTGCTGGCACAACTGCTGGTGTAGACCCAACCACAATTGGTGTATCAGTCCGTACCGATGGTACAACTCGTACTTTTACTGAAACCATCCTCAAGGATGTTATCAGCAAGGTATTCATTAGTGGTGGCACACCTTCCGTATTGATGGTATCGCCTGCTCTCAAGCAGACAGTATCAGGCTTTACTGGCTTGGCTGCACAACGCTATCAAGTACCTACGAATGGTCAAGCAACCATCCTAGCCGGTGCTGATTTATATCAGTCCGACTTTGGTGTATTGCAGATTGTTCCTAACCGCTTTATGCGTACTCGTGATGCCCTCGTACTCGATCCTGAGTATGCAGCATTAGCGTACCTCCGACCATTCCAAACCAATGATATTGCTAAAGTTGGCGATGCTGACAAGAAGCAAATCTTGGCTGAATTGACCTTGGAAGTTCGCAACGAAGCTGCTCATGGTGGCGCATTTGACTTATCTGCTTGATATTAAGTAGATAATAAGTAGAATAGAGGGTAGACAAAATCTACCCTCTTTTCTATGATCGTTTACATTATGGGAGGTCTGGGCAACCAGATGTTCCAATACGCAGCAGGATACGCAGTTGCTAAAACATTAGGGGAAACCCTAGAGTTGAACACAACATTTTATGAAGTAAACAAAAATAGACAGTATGAACTAGGTGTTTTCCCTATATCGTTTCATGTAACAGATAATTTTGCGGAGTCAATAAAGGAAAGACAACATAGTTACCAAGAGATCACCAAGTCAGGAATGATGGTGGGCTACTGGCAGTCAGAGAAATACTTTGATTGTGTAGAAGATGAGATCCGCAAGGAGTTCTATTTACCCAAGGCAGAGATAGACGAGAACATGGTGGCAGTAACAGTCCGTAGGGGCGATTATTTGAGCCTACCAGATGTTTTCGTACAGTTGGATGAGGCTTACTATAGGGAGGCTAGAAAAAACTTCCCTAACAGCGTTTTTGTGGTTTTCTCCGATGACCCTAAGTGGTGTGTAGAGAACCTAGAATGGGCTGATATGGTCATGCCTTGTAACAATCCTGTGCAAGATTTAGCGTTGCTTTCTTCCTTTAAAAACCATATCATAGCGAATAGCTCGTATGGTTGGTGGGGTGCTTGGCTTGCCAAAGGAAACAAAGTAGTAGCACCAAAAAAGTGGTTCACCAATGGGCTAGACGATAGCGATTTAATTCCTGAAAGGTGGATCAAACTGTGAAGAAATACTTAGAAACTGTAGATGGCGAGATTCGTACAGCATTATCGGATGGCGATGGTGGGATTGTTATTCACTCCCAAACCGATTTAACGGATTTTGCAGAGCATACAAAAGCGCAGTACAACAACAATCCTAGCAAAACAGGATGGTCAGGCGAAGTGTTTGACCCAAAGAACAAGATAGCAGAGTTACCACTAGCAATTATTAATGATCTGAACGCTAAAGGCATTATGCGTGGCTTTCATATCCAAGACCCTAAAGCCCTCAAGAAATGGCTAAATGACCCCGATAACAGGGTGTTTAGAACAAGAGGGGGTGAGGTATGAGAATCGCTATTTGTATTCCCGCTAGAGGGCAAATGGAGGTCGCTACAGCGTTTGATTTGGTGGCAATGTGTGCGTATACCATTAAGACCACAAAACACGATATAGACCTGTTTACGAGTGCTGGAACGCTAATATTTGACCAGCGCAATAGTTTAGTTAAGACAGCATTAGAAATAAAAGCAGATTATCTGTTATTTGTAGATGCTGATATGCGGTTTCCAAAGGACACACTCAAGATCCTCATGGCACACGATAAGGATATTATCGGAGTCAATGCGACAACACGATCTGAGCCTGTCAAACCGACAGCCAAAAACTTCAAAATAAGCGAAGTGGATGGGTCTGTCGATTGGTTTCCTATTTATTCCAACGCAATGTCAGGAATCAGTAAGGCTGATGGCATTGGCTGCGGAGTAATGTTGGTTAAAACTAAAGTGTTTAAGGCGATGGAAGAACCTTATTTCTACTTTGAGCAACTTGGCAATAATAAGATATTAGGCGAGGATATTTACTTTTGCATAAAAGCAAAAGATGCAGGATTTGATACTTGGGTAGATCACGATCTATCTAAAGGCATCCGGCACATTGGGCAGTATGTCTATGGCTGGGACAACATCGAAATACCAAAAGATTAAGAGAGATTATGGCTTATACAAACTTTACCGATCTCAAAGCATCGGTGGCTAACTACTTAGGTCGATCAGACTTAACCTCGGTTATCCCCGACTTTATTAGCTTTGCAGAGCTACGCATGGCAAGAGACCTACGCACTCGACAGATGTTAGAGTCAGCTACAGCATTAACAGTAAGTGGTGATGGCAAAGTAGCGTTACCGACAGACTTTTTAGAGATTCGGGATTTGCATATCCAAGGCAACCCAAGATACCCTATTACCTATATGTCTCCTAGTCTGTTTACTAGGGATGCTCCGGCAGACGAGAGTGGCAAACCAATTTATTACACAATCCTGGCAAGCGAGTTTGAATTAGCACCAAAACCAGACACAGCGTATACATTGGAGATTCTCTACTATGCTAAACCTACTGTATTGTCTACTGGTAATGCAAGCAATGTATTTCTTGCTAATTATCCAGATGCTCTCCTCTATGCCTCGCTTTTAGAAGCAGAGCCATACTTAATTAATGATGCAAGAAGTCAGACATGGGCAACCTTGTACGACAGAGCAATTAAAAACATATCCGATGCAGACCAAAATAGCGAGTATTCGGGTGTTCCATTACAAATGCGCGTAACCTCACGATAAGGAAATACCATGGCTGAAATGTCAAACTACCTAGAGAACGCACTAATCAATGCAACTCTACGAGCAACAACTTTTACCTCTCCTTCTGTAGTCTATGTTGGTCTTTATACAGCAGACCCAACAGATGCTGGTACAGGCACAGAGGTAAGTGGTGGATCGTATGCTCGCCAATCAATAACTTTTGGTGCGCCGAGCAATGGTGTATCTACAAACTCTGCTGCAGTAGAGTTTCCACAATGCACATCGACTTGGGGAACAGTAAGCCATATTGGAATATTGGATGCAAGCACAAGCGGTAATCTGTACTACCATACAGCACTAGACAGTTCTAAAACAATAGAAACAGGAGATGTATTTAAGATCGCAATCGGTAATCTATCTGTTACCTTAGCTTAATATGTCTACTATTGTTACCAGAGCCGGTAAAGGCTCTCCGCTTACCCATGTAGAGGTAGATGCTAACTTTACCAATCTTAATACAGATAAGGTAGAAAAGACTGCTGCTGACATCACAGGTGGCACAATCAACAACACATCTATTGGTGCTACGACTGCTGTTGCTGGCTCTTTTACTGATTTATCTGTAACTGGAACTACTAGCTTTGATGGTTCAGAAGGCACAAGTGGTCAAGTTTTGACTTCACAAGGAGCAGGAAACACACCAATATGGTCTACTGCATCAGGCGGCATTTCTTCCGCTAACATCCAAGAATTTACAACTGCTGGAACATCTACATGGACTAAACCAGCAGGTGCTAAGTTGGTTTACATTGTCTGCCAAGGTGCAGGTGGTGGCGGTGGCTCAGGCTATAAGCAAATAGCCTCACCAATAACTGCTGCCATCTCAGGTGGCAATGGCGGTGGAACAGGTGGCTGGTCTGAATTACTTATTCCTGCCGTTTTATTAGGAAGCACAGAAACAGTTACAACTGGTACTGGTGGTACAGGTGGTGCATCTGTAACAGTAGCGGGTGTTGGCAATGCTGGAACTGCTGGCACTAGTTCTTCTTTTGGCTCTTGGTGCGTAGCTAGGGGTGGAATTGCTGGTGGTGGTGGCACTACAGGAACATCAGGCGGTGGTAGCGGGTCAACTAATAACTCTAATTTTGTTTCTATTGTTGTAGGTACAACTGTTTTATCAGGGGCTGGTGTTACTGCCACAAGGGGTCAAGCTGGTTCAGCAGGGACTAGGGGCGGTAAATCAGGCGGTGGTGGTGCTTCTGCTGGTGGCATAGTTGTAGCAGCTCCAGTAGCTAATGCTGGTGGTGCAGGCGGTGAAGGTGGTGCTGGAGTTATATCAACCGCAACACAAACAACTGGTGGTGGTGGCATTGCTGGCACAACAGCCGTTCCAAACGCAGGTTCTGGATCTAACTCAACCAATTACTACATAGGCGGAAGTGGTGGTGGTGGTGGTGCATCTCAGATAACAGCCAATGGCGGTAATGGCGGTAATGGTGGAAACTCTGCTGGCGGTGGAGGAGGAGGAGCTTGTCAAAATGCTTACGACTCAGGTGCTGGTGGTAACGGGGGTGATGGAAGCGTTATGGTTATCACATTCTTCTAAGGACTACGCATGAAACAATTTTTATTAAATAGCGATGGAAGCGTACCCAATACAACTGATATTGAACTACTTAAACAAAACAATATTTTATTAGTTATTCCTACACCAGCACCAAAAGAATCAGGAATGGTAGCTGTAGAATGCGAGCCACAAATGATAGATGGTGTTTGGAAGCAAGTTTGGAAACTTGAGCCATTCGTAAATAATGCTGACCAAGAATTAATTGAATATGCTAGTGTAGAGGATTGATAATGGCATATGCAGATCAATATGTCCTGTATGGTTATTGGGATACAGGATATTGTGTAGGCGATGTAACCGCTACAGAGGCAAATGGATCTATTAATTGTGTAGCCTCTGTTACTGTACTTGGAAGTAAAGTTCAATCTGCTAACGCTAGTATTACAGCAAATGCAACCATAGATATTATTAGTACAAGAGTACGAGATTTTAGTGGTTCTATATCTGCTAGTGCAACAATAACAGCAAATGCAATTAGACAAAGACTAGCAAACTGTGAAATTCTATGTGTAACGACAGTTAGTACACTTGGTAATGTAGACTTTTCTGGCAACGCTAGTGTTAACGCATTGGCTAACATAGCGTGTTATGCAAACGCAGTATTTTCTGCTTTAGGATCTGTTTCTAGCACTTCTACAGTAAGTTGCCTGGGCAGAATATTAGGCGATAATTGGACAGGCGAGACAGCAGGAACAGAGGCTTGGACAGGTATAGCACCTAGTACGACAGTTTGGACAGTATCATCGGTAGGCTCAGAGCCTTGGACAGGAACAACACCAACATCGACTACTTGGACTACAAGTTCTGGTAGTAATAATTCATGGGTAAATAATTAATGGCAATCAGCAGAATAACATTCGGAGAATGGACACCAGATCAGCCAGGCATTACTAATGGTCTTAGGAGAGCAGAGAATGTTTACTCTAAAGCAGTAGGCTATGGTGCTTTGCCTACAGTAGTAGATTACTCGGCTGCAGCATCTGAGAACCTAACTAATGTGGTAGCAGGAAAAACAACGGCAGGAGCTACAACTGTATTTGCTGGTGGCTCTACAAAACTATTTAAGTTAGATTCTGGCGATTTGTCTTTAGACAATGTGTCAAAATCTGGCAACTATACGACACCTACAGATCAACGATGGAAGTTTACGCAATTTGGTAATGTCATTGTTGCAGCTAATGGATTTGATAGATTACAAGGATATAACCTAAATACTTCTACATTGTTTGATAACTTAGCAGCAGATGCACCAGAAGCACGATATGTAACAGTAGTGCGAGACTTTGTAGTATCAGGCTATCAGTCTAGTTATCCAAACAGGGTTCAATGGTCAGCATTGGGAGATGAGTCTAGTTGGACAGCTTCCGCTACGACCCAAGCAGATTTTCAAGATATTCCCGATGGTGGCTCTGTAGTCGGTGTTACAGGCGGTGAATTTGGTCTAGTCTTTATGGATCGAGCAATTCATCGTATGTCTTATGTTGGCAGTCCTCTTATATTTCAGTTCGACAACATTAGTCGTAACTTAGGATGTTATGAGGCTAACTCGATTATTCAGTATGGTGGAACATCGTTCTTTTTAGGAGATGATGGATTCTATGCTTGTGATGGTCAAAATGTAGTGCCAATCGGTAGTGAAAAAGTAAACCGATTCTTTTTTGATAATGTAGATGAAGGCACTTTGTACCTTATGTCGGCAGCAGTAGATCCCATTAAGAAACTTATTATTTGGGCATACGCATCTAATAGTTCTTCTACACCTGATAGCTTGTTAATCTACAACTATCAAACACAGCGTTGGACAAGTGGTACGACTACTGTAGATAGAATTGCATCTACTTCTACCCCTGCCGTTACTTTAGAAGGCATGGATGTCTATGGAAACCTAGACACCATTTTGACCAGCTTTGATAGCCGACTTTGGCTTGGTGGCAGACTGCTGTTAGCTGGTGTGGATGGTGCAAAAATTGTTACCTTCTCTGGTGCTAACGCTACAGCGTACCTAGAAACAGGGGATATAGAAGTGCCAGGATCTACTTCCTCTATCACAATGGTTAAACCTATCGTAGATGATGGATCTGGAAACGTGGCATTGCTATCTCGTAGGCTTTTAACAGAGTCCACAGTATTTGGATCACAAACAGCAGCAGATGCCGAAAATAGAGTGTCTGTGCGTGGTGTTGGTCGCTATCATCGTCTACAATTAACCCCTACAGGTAGTTGGACATCCGCAGTCGGAATGGACATAGATTTAAGCCCTCTAGGAACTAGATAATGTTTAGAGCATTACCCCCATTTGGTAGCGATCCTCGTGGAGTAGCAGAGGTAGTCAATGGGATTATGAATGGCAAGACTAACAATACAGGGTCGGTAACTCTAGCGACAGGCGGTTCATCTACTACAACAATTACAGATGCTCGTATTGGTGTAGATTCTGTCATTCTGTTGATGGCTACAGACGATATATCAGCTACATCGTATTACCCTTATTTAGCGGTACAAGACGATACAGACCAAGCTGCGACAACAACTACAGCAGCCAATATTATGTCGTTTAGCACTACAGACTATGCTTTAGGTGCAAGTCTAGTAACTAGTACGAAACTAACAGCAGGTTACTCTGGACTCTACAACATTCAGTTTAGTGTGCAGTTTAAAAACACAGTTAATGATCCTGAGTTTGTAGATGTATGGTTTAGAAAAAATGGTACTAATGTAGCAGCATCAAACAGTAAATTTGGTATCTCACAAAGAAAAAGTGCAGGCGTTCCAAGTCATATGATTGGCTCATTAAACTTTTTTATTGGTTTAGAGAAAAACGATTATGTAGAGTTAGTTTGGAGACCATCTGATATTGGTGTAACGATTGAGCATTTTGGTACAGATACTTCACCTACTAGACCAGCAACACCAAGCATCATAGCCACCATGAGTTATCTATCATCGAATGGCTATACCAGTAATCTTTTTACAATGCCTTATATATCAGCAGTAACCAACGGAAGTGCCACTATTAGCCATCCAGCTAACACAGTATCAGGCATGACTTATAAATACATCATCGTAGGATAAAACTATGGCAACAACTACTACAAGCTCGCAAATTGATCCAGCGTTACTACCTTTCCTTACCCAAGGTTTGCAAAGGGCGCAGAGTCTATTCTTAACAGGACAGCAACCTGAGTTCTTTCCTGGTCAGACCTATGTAAGCCCATCGGCTGCGACTACTGAGTCGATTGCCCAACAGGAAGCTATTGCTCGCCAACAGTCTCCTGTTCTACAACAGGCTCAACAGGCTTATCAAACATCTTTAGGTCAAGTCGGACAGACTGCTGCTGGTGGATTCTTAAATGCAAATCCCTATCAACAAGCGATGATGGAGGCAGCTACTCGCCCACTAACCCAACAATTTAGCCAAGCAGTATTGCCAGGCATTTCGAGCCTTTACAGTCGATCTGGTCGATTGGGTAGCGGTAGTATGGAAAGAGCCTTGGGAACTGCTACAGAGGCTTATGGGCGGTCTCTAGGGGATATTACATCCAATATCGCAGGCACACAGTATCAACAGGAAAGAGGGCTACAGCAACAGGCTCAATTGCAACAAGCTCAGTTGGCTGGTCTAGCACCACAGTTTTATGGTCAACAGTTCCTTCCATCGCAGACATTAGCTCAAGTGGGCGCGCAACAAGAAGCAATCGCTGCACAACCTCTACAAGAGCAATTGGCTCGTTATCAGTTTGGACAAAGACTTCCATACGAACAATTATCAGGGTATCTATCATCGGTCTATGGCACTCCATTAGGAAGCTATGGCACACAAACAACTACTGCACCTACCTACCAAAATCGTGGAGCAGGTGTGCTTGGCGGTGGTATAGCTGGCGGTCTAGGCGGTTACGCATTAGGTCAAGCGTTCCCACAAATCGGTGGTACTTATGGCGCATTAGGCGGTGCAGCACTCGGTGGATTATTAGGCGGTGGATTCTTCTAATTGCTTGTAAGACGATATAGCCCTCAACAAATACAGGCTGAATGGTCTGTAATAGAGGGTTATATTGAGAAGGCAATAGAGCAGAGTGGATGTGATGAGTACGATTCTCAGGATCTTAAAAAATCCTTAGAAAGTGGATTACTAGATTTGTTTGTAGGTGTTGAAAAAGATAAAATACAAGGTGTCATCGTTATATCTTTTGTTCAATATCCGAAACAAAAAGTGGCTTTTATCTGCGCTTATGGTGGTAAGTTTGTAACTAACAAAGAGGCATACAAGCAACTATGTTTATTGTTTAAAGCATTTGGAGCAACAAAAGTTCAAGGATATGTCAGAAACTCTGTTGCACGACTAACAAAACGACTTGGATTTGTAGAAAAACAAATATTGGTGGAACATAAATTATGAGATTCAACAACAGAGCCTGTGCATTGATGGAGATTCCTGATTTACCACAAGGTGCTTTTGAGCATTGTGGAGATGGCAAGATCAAGCCTCAAGGCGGTGGCGGCGGTGGTGGAGATATTTTTTCTCCGATTACAGATCCAATCTCATCTGCTCTTGGAACGGATGGTGGCGGCGGTGGTATCTTGGGAGCAGCAGAAGATTTAGTTCAAGGAACTGGTAGTGCATTGGCAGAAGTAGATAAATTTGTAGGCAGAGAAATACCTGGTGGATGGGTAACTCCAGCACTTATTACAGCAGCAATAGCAGCACCATATGCAGCACCTTACTTAGCAGGAGAAGGTGCAGGAGCAGCAGCATTTACTGGAGCAACAGAAACAGGTCTTGCTACTCTTGCAGGAGAAGCTGCTGTAGCAGATACAGTAGGTGCTACGCTTTTATCAGAAGCAGCAACTGCTGCAGCAGCAGATGCAGTAGCCGAGGCAGCAGCAGCAGAAGTTTTTGGTCAAGCGTTGCCATACACAGAAGCATTTGATGCAGTACAACTTTCAAAACAAGGTTTAACGCCTAGTCAAATTGGAACTACTTTAAGTACATCTGGCGTTGATCCTGCCATTGGGCAATACATGGGTGAATTAGCAAGCCAAGGATTAAGTCCAGAAGCAATTGCAGAAGAAATAGCAGGTTTAAAATTTGCAGATCCATCGCAATACATTTCACAAGATGTTATGCAACAAGCTAGAAGTGGTGCATCCATATATCAAGGTGTGCCAAGTGGTGTTACTCCTGGACAAGTTCTACAAGGATTAAGAGTAGCAAGTGGATTACTAGGTGGTAGACAACAACCACAACAACAAATACCACAAATGCAGATGGGCGGTAGAACACAGATGCCACAGGGCAATGTTGATTACTCAGGTTTATACAATTTACTAGCTCTACAAAGAGCAAGAAATCCAAATTCTTTATTAGGATAAATTATGGCAATTGATCTATCAGCTTTATTCGGTCAGCAACCAGACTACTCTCAGTTAATTAGTCCTGCCGAACAACAACGATTACAGTCCAACGCAGGACAACAAGCCTTGTTAAATTCTGCTATTGCTTTGTTAGCACAATCTGGCAGAACAAGAGAGCCTATCAGCACAGGACAGTTATTTGGTAGCGCATTAGGCGCAGGCATGGAAGGCTATAACCAATCGTTTGACAGAACGCTAAAGCAGATGGTTACAGGTATGCAGTTGGGCGAGTACAAGAAAAAGCAAGATGCTCAGAAAAGGATGCAAGAGGCTATTCAAGGTGCTACAAGAGAAGTTCCTCAGTTTGGTCTTGTTCCTACAGAAACAGGTGAAATGCCTACTGCCGAAACAATGTCAGCATTAACAATGCCTATCGCACCAAAACGGACTCTTGATCTTGCTAAGTTGCAAGAGGCTATTATTCCAGAAGCAATAATGCAAGATCCACTAAAGTTTCTTGAATATCAAGCAACAATAGCAAAATCAGGACAAAAACAATTTAAGCAAATTGATCTTGGTAATGCTATTGCGTTTATGGATGACAATCTTAATATTGTTAAACAGATTCCAAAACAAAAAGAAGGAAAAGAAGTAGATACATTTGGTAGAGAAAATACATTAAGAAGTCAGTATTTAGACAAAACTAAAGACTATACAGGTATCGCACAAGCATTTGCAAAGGTAGAATCAGCAGCAAAAGATCCATCGGCAGCAGGCGACCTTTCTTTAATCTTTGGATACATGAAGATTCTAGATCCAGCATCTGTTGTTCGTGAAACTGAGTTTGCTAATGCTCAAAATGCTGCTGGTGTTCCAGATCAAATTAGAAATATGTATAACAGAGCATTAAGAGGCGAAAGACTTGGGGAAGCTCAACGAGATGATTTTGTTAATTCTGCTAAAAAGTTAGTTGTAAGTCAAAAAGGACAACTAGATAACCTTAATAAACAATACACAGATATTGCAACATCTTATCAATTAGACCCAACAAAGATTATTGTTGATCCATTTAAAACATTAGATTTAACATTAAAACCATCTGATAAAAAACCAAAACCATCTGCAAGAGAGCAATTAGGCATTCCTCAATTGCCAGCAGGTGTTATTGTTAGACAAAAAGGATAACTATGCCTATTTATGATGTAGAGATTCCTGGCAGAGGTAAGTTTGAGGTAGAGTCAGCACAAGAATTGACTCCAGTTCAAGCGTATCAATATGCTTTAAGTCAATCAGAACAAAAAATGGCTTCTGAGGTTTCTGCGCCTAAAACTGGTGGTTTAAGAGGTGCAAGAGATACATTAGATTCTTTAGCTCAAATGCTACCAAGAACTTTGGCTATGGCTACATCTTTAGGTGGAACTGTAGAAAATGATGTAAGTAAGTTTTTTACAGAAGAAGCTAAAAAAGTAGATGCATTAAACAAGGCTGTAGAACAAAAGTATCAACAAGAAAGAGCAGCAAGAGGCGAAGAAGGCACAGACTTTATGCGAGTGCTTGGTAATATTGCATCTACTATTGTTCCGGCAGCAGCAGCACCATCTTTGGTCGCAAGAACATCGCAAGCTCTTACTAGCGTTCCACAGTTAGTTTCTACAGGTCAAGCAATTGGTAGAGTAGCAGCAACTCCTGTTGGTCAGGCTGCCATTGGTGGAGCAGCAGCAGGCGCATTAGAGCCTGTATTAGATACAGAACAGTTTGCTACAGAAAAACTAAAACAAGTTGGTCTTGGCGCAGTAACAGGCGCAGGAACTCAAAAAGTATTATCTGGATTAGGTCGTGTGTTATCACCACAAACATCTGCCGAAGCTAGAAAACTAGCAGAACAAGGTGTTCAACTTACACCAGGACAGATACTAGGTGGCACAGCCAAAAAGCTAGAAGAAGCAGCCAAGAGTATTCCTTTTGCTGGTGATATTGTTACAGCAGCAGAAAAGCGGTCTATAGAAACATTTAACAAGGCTGTTATAAACGAAACACTAGAGCCATTAGGTAAGAAAGTTCCAAAGTCTTTGTTTGGCAGAGAAGCAATTACATTCGCTGATGATGCCATTTCTAACGCTTATAATAAGGTTTTAAGTAAAGTTAAAGTTTCTGCTGACAATACATTATTAGATGATTTAGCTGCTATTACATCAGATGCAAGTAATATATTGCCAACAGACAGGGCAAATCAATTAGCAAAAATTGTAGATGACAAGATCCTTAACAGAATGAAGTCTGGTGAAATTACAGGAACAGCATGGAAGTCTATTGACTCCGATCTTGGTCGATTGGCTAAGAACTTCCTTACATCATCCGATGGAGATCAAAGACTTTTAGGGTCTGCTATTAAAGAATCTCAGTTAAGTATTCGCAATCTATTAGCTAGGGTAAACCCTCAGTATGCAGAACAAATAAATAAAGCTAATCAATCTTTTGCAAAGTTCTTGCGAGTAGAAAGAGCAGCAAGTGGTGTTGGCGCACAAGAAGGCGTATTTAGCCCTGCACAATTATTGTCTGCTACAAAAGCATTAGATGAATCAATTAGAAAAGGCGCATTTGCTAGAGGTGAGGCTGGTATGCAACAAACAGCCGAGGCAGCCAAAAAAGTAATGGGTGCTAATTTGCCTGATAGTGGAACAGCCTATCGTGGCATGACAGGTCTTGGGGTATTGGGTGCTGGATACATAGAGCCTACTGCATTACTAGCCCCTATTGCTGTTGGTGCTGCATATACTCAACCGGCACAAGCTGCACTAAGAGCGTTATTGATGCAAAGACCAGAGTTAGCTAGAACTTTAGGAACTCAATTACAACAAGTATCACCTGTATTAGCTCCTGCTGGAACAGCAGGATTATTAGGACAGTAAAAGGAAAATCATGGCATATACAAAGTATTCTCTAACCCCTGCTAATAACACAGCAGCACCTCCAGATGGTGCGCCAGAGGGAATGTTGCCATCCGCAGTAAACGATACTATGCGCGATATGATGGCGCAGATCCGAGATGTCGGAGATGGTATTCGAGATGGCACATATACCATGACAGCACCTAAGATCACAGGTGGAACAATTACTGGCGCAACCTTAACAAGTAATACCTTTACAAGTCCTGTTATTTCTGGTGGCTCAATTAACAATACGCCTATTGGTGCTACGACTGCTAATACAGGCGCATTTACTACTTTATCGGCTACAGGCGCAACAACTTTTAGTGGTGCAACAGTAGTCTCTGCAAGCCTAACAGCTAATACTTTTTCTAGTTCTGGTGCAACAATTACAGGTGGCTCAGTATCAGGAATCACCGACCTAGCAATAGCAGATGGTGGAACAGGAGCATCTACAGCAGCAGCAGCTAGAACAAATCTAGGATTAGATGGATTTGTTAATATGAAGAACCGCATCATTAATGGTGCGATGGTTATTGACCAGCGTAATGCTGGTGCTAGTGTTACTCCTACAGCAAATGGCACTTATACGCTTGACAGATGGCAAATGGGGTTAAGCAACGCTTCAAAATATAGCGTTCAGCAAAGTTCAACAGCGCCAACTGGGTTTTCTAACTCGTTATTAGTAACTTCATTGGCGACTACAGTTTTATCGGCTGTTGATTTTTATTCTGTATTGCAAGCAATAGAAGGTTTCAATACTTCTGATTTAGAATTTGGAACAGCTAACGCAAAGACTGTTACTGTATCGTTTTGGGTGCGTAGTTCATTAACTGGTACTTTTGGTGGGTTTCTTCAGAATTCTGCAAGCAATAGAAGTTATCCTTTTAGTTACACAATTTCTGTTGCAAACACATTTGAATATAAAACAGTAACCATTGCTGGTGATACAAGCGGAACATGGATTGGTGCTACTAATGGTGTTGGTTTATTTGTCGGATTTAGTCTTGGCATGGGAACAGACCGCATAAGTACCGCAAATAGCTGGCAGACTGGAAATTATCGTTCCGTTACTGGTGAAACATCCGTAGTCGGCACAAACGGAGCAACTTTCTATATCACAGGAGTTCAGCTAGAGGTAGGCTCTACAGCTACTAGCTTTGATTACAGACCTTATGGAACTGAATTGGCTTTAGCACAACGCTATTGTCGTTCCTATTCAAGTTATCCACTTGGTCGCATACGAGATGCTGACACAATGCAAGGAGGCGGACCTGTTTTTGGAATAACTATGAGAGCTACTCCAACATTGCGTTCTGGTGCAAGTTTTACAGTATCTGCTGGTTCAAATGGAACACCTCAAATTTTGAGTGGCGTTGGATATGCATCAAGCCCAGATACTGTTTTACTTAGTAACTCAGCAGCTAATTGGACTGCTACTTCAATGTGTGCTTTTACTGGAATATTTGAGGCTGAACTATGAACTTTACATATAAAAAATCTAAAACTGTTGATGGCATGGAAAACCAAGTTATCTTGCGCTCTGATGGTGCTTGCATCCCATTCGACCCAGCCAACACAGACTACCAAACATTCAAAAAAGAAGTCTTAGCTGGTGCAGAACTACAAGATTCTGAGGGTAATGTGATGACGGATGCTAGTGCGTTTATAGCGACTTTGCCATGAAGTTTATCATTGACTGGGTATTTGATAGGTTTGGATACATTCAAAAGGAAACTTTAAATATTTCTAAACCTTGCAAAAAAGTCGCGACTAAAAAGAAAACTGTTGCAAAAAAGTCGCCAGGTAAACGGAGGCTAGGATGAACGATAAGTTTGAATTTGATCCATTCAAATTTGGTGGTCTAGTAGCTCAGGTCGAGCATCTGCAAGAAAAAGTAGATAGCATGGAATCTGATATTAAGAAGTTAGTCGCTATGGCAGAG